CATACTATACTGCTCAAGAGCTAGAAAATAAAGTTATAACAGAAGGTTGGAATGAAGACTTTGTTTCTTATGTAATCGAAAGATACAGAGGTGTAAACATTGACAGTATTGAGCGTGAGCAAGAAGGCAGACGAAGCATTTCACTTACAGACAATGCCTATGAAGCAAACGAACTTATAGAAATAGTTTATGCTTACCAAAGACTAATAGATTCAGAAGATGGTTCTGAAGGTATTTATTGTACAGTATTTCACAAAGAGTTCGAGGGCAATGATCTAGCCCCTGGATTCGCCAAATTTGAATTGTTAAATGGATACGAAGACTATCCTGTTGTAGTTACTAAGCTATCTGAGGATAGTAAGCGTTTGTATGATACACAAACAATACCTGATATTCTTCGTGGCATTCAAAACCAAGTAAAAGTAGAGCGTGACTCAAGGATAGACAGAAACTCACTATCTACTTTACCTCCGATACTGCACCCTGTAGGTCAAGCACCAACTGATTGGGGGCCTGGCAGAATGATTCCATATCGCAGAAAAGGAGACTTGGACTTTGCACCTACGCCACCTAGCCCTGTTGGTTCTATTGAAATAGAAAAAACAATGGAAGACCAGGCAGATAGGCTTTGTGGATTGGATGAAACAAGTCAAATATCTCAGATTCGCAAGCAGTTCTTAGTTGATAAGTTTTTACAACACGCTGCAGAAGTATTGCGTATGTCATACAAGTGCTTCCAAAGATTCGGACCTGATAGTGTTTTCTTCAAGGTAACTGGAGTGCCTGATCCTCAAATGTTCAGCAAGGGCGATCCAAATGAAAATTTTGATATTTTAATTAATTACGATGTTTTGAATACAGACCAAGAAACAATGGCAAGTAAGCTACAACAGTTAGTTTCGCTTACATCATTGGATCGAAGTGGCAGAATAAATATGGATAGTTTATTAGATGTAGTAGCAGGTGCAATTGATCCTGTACTAGCTGATAGTATCCTACAACCTGCAGAACAAGCACAACAACAAATGGTAAAAGATGTTACTGATGACTTGACAAAAATCTTTGCTGGTATTGAAATGCCTGCAAGACCAAATGGTGCACAAATTGCATTACAAGTTATTCAACAGTATACATCTCAAGAAGATATTGCAGCTCGTTTACAACAGGATGAAAGCTTTGCACAGCGTATTGAGAAGTATGCTGGTCAATATACATTTATGATGCAACAATCACAAAATGCACAAATTGGTCGTATAGGTACTGCACCTGCACAGATGGGTGGAATACAAACACAACAAATGTAATGAGTTTACCAAGTTTAGAAGAAGATATAAAAACACTAAATCAACACGAAGCATTTGCTCGTTTTGTTGAAACAATTTATTCTCTACGAGAAGAATCTATTTCTTCATTGTTTGAATCGGAAAAAGATCAGGTTCAACAAATATCAGGAATGATTTTAGCATACGATCAGATACTAAAAATAGTTGATTGGAATGCCTTACAACTAAAACACATAGGTAGGCTAAATAAAGACTTGTAGTATCCTATATAATATTTTTATCGCTAACGCTTCAGCGTCAAGAAGTGGAAACAATTAGTTATGCAACAAGAAGTCACATCGGAAGCCGCCCAATCCGAACAATCAGAGGCGAATACATTGTCAAATATATCAGCGTCAGAGTATGTACAAAGACGCTTGGGTGCAATACAGAATCAAGAGCAACCTCAAGAGGAAGTTCAAGAAACTGAAGAAGCACCAGTTGTTGAAGAAGAAGTCGAAGAAGTAGTAGAACCTGTTGATGAGAGTACAATAGAGGAAACTATGGAAGAGGAGTCTTCTGAAGATGTTCTTTCACAGTTAAGTTTAGACGAAATGTCTGATGAGGAACTCAGAGAGTTATCTGATAAACTTGGAAGCCGTGCAGTCGCAAGGTTTGGTGAACTTACTGCAAAGCGTAAAGCTGCAGAAGAAAAAGTGCAAGCACTTGAAGCCGAACTTAATAAACAAAACCCATTAGATAGAGAACCAGAGGTTGCCGATAATCCTTATTCTGATTTAAATTCATTAGAAGATTTACAGGAAAAGGCACAAGAAGTAAACAAGGTTATTGAATGGGCAGAAGAAGTATTGTTTAATGCAGATGAGTACGGTGCAAATGATGAGATAACTGTCATTGAAGGCAAAGGACTTACAAAATCAGAGGTAAGGAAAAGCTTATTAAATGCTCGCAAGTCGAGAGATAAGTATTTACCTGCACAACTAAAGTCAGTTCAAAAAGTAGAACAGGCTAAGGTTATGAAGTCTGGTTTTGAAGAACAAGCCAAAAAAGAGTTAGCCTGGATGCAAGGAGAGGATAACGATACTCGCAAGCGTTATGAAGCAATGATCAACGATCCTCGTTTTGTAAAGCTAGAAGAAACAGTAGACCCTGAAATAGGTGCTCAGTTAAATTATATTATTGCTCATGCAGCTAATAGTATATACGGCAGAAGACCTATTAAAGAAACTGCTACATCTCCTGCGATTAATCCACCTAAAACAGGAACTCCATCAGCATCACAATCTGAAAAAACTGTAAACAAATCTTCCAAAGCCGTAAAGGATCTTTCTCAACGATTTAAAACATCTGGCAAAAAAAGTGATTTCATATCTCTCAGAACCCTTCAATTATCAAATCGTTAAATAATATAAGTTATGTCATTTTCAGACACATATGATCCAACAAAGTCCGTACTAAGCGGACCCGGTTCTGCTGTTTCCAATCGTGAAGACTTGACAGATGTCTTGTCAATTCTTGCACCTGAAGAAACGCCAGTTCTTTCTTCTGCTTCAAAGCAGAAAGCGTCATCCACTTTCGTAGAGTGGACAGTAGATTCATTAGCCGATGTAAGCACAGCAGGTGTTTCAGAAGGTGCTGATGTAACATCATTCACAGATAAATTCTCAGGTCGTGCTCGTCTTGGTAACTACACTCAGAAGTTCCGTAGAGACTACATGGTTTCTGACCTACAAGAAGCAGTTGATTCTGTTGGGCCTGCAAAGATTGCTCAAGCAGAAGCAAAAGCTATCCGTGAGTTAAAGCGTGATGTCGAAGCTACATTATTATCAGACAATGAAATGTCTGCAGAAAATGGAGTAGGCACACCTTATAAACTTCGTGGATTAGGTAAATGGATTCAGAATGGTGCACAAGCAACTAACCCTGTTCCAGAATCATTCCGTACTCCTTTGAGTTCTATTAAAGATGATTCTTCTACATTGTTAGAATCAGAGTTCAATGACTTGATTACATCAATCTACCGTGAAACAGGAACAACTAACAGCCTTACATTAATAGCTGACACCGGATTACGCAGAGTTATTTCTGACTATGCTCGTATTGGTGCTGGTTCTAATGATGTTCGTGAGTTCAATGTAAGTGGAGATTCAGGTAACATTCGTTTATCTGTTGAGCTTTACCAATCAGATCACGGAGTTGTTTCAATCATCAACATGAATCCTGATTGTGCTCCTGATACAACTAACAAGGACACAGGTTACTTAATCAACCCTGAGTACTACGGTATTCATGAATTGATTCCAATGGGCTCTACTCGTCTACCAAATCTTGGTGGTGGTGAGCGTGGTTATGTAGATTGCTCACTTACATTAGGTGTGTATCATCCACAAGCACATGGTAAAATCACAACAATTGCTTAATAAATAGGAGGTAAATTACTATGGCTAATCCAAGCACAATCGCAAAAAAATCAGAAGGCGGCAAAACCATACAGGAAAAAGCCGGTTTCACTCATCAGTATAAGATCACATCTGCTGATCTTCAAGATAGCACAGATAATACTGCACAAGTTATTAATCTATTCACATTAAAAGCTGGACAAAGAATCACAGATATTTTGTTTAAGGTTGTAACACCTTTTACAGAAATTGATGCTTCTACAAATCCAGTTGCTTCTCTTACTCTTGCAGTAGGAGAAACAGGAGATGCTGATGGATTCTTCGCAGCAGTATCAGTTCTTGATGATCAATCACCTGTAACTTACGGTCCAGCAGCTTATCAAGCTTCAGCTGGAGACTTAAATACAGTTAATGATGCCGACACAACTATTATCGCTACTGTTACACCGGACTCTGGTGGTGCAGTTGATGAAGTTAAAGACGGAGAAATTATTGTATTATTCCGTGTAGATACAATTGATGACGCAATCGAATCTGCTCTTAAACTATAAATAATTCTAGGTATGGGGGCGAAAGCCCCCTACCTTTTATTTTATGACTGATATTATTACAGACTTACCTAGAAGTTTTACAGATGGTGAACTTGACCAGGCATTTATGAAAGAGCTCGTTAATGGCTTTGAAATCGAAAAGCGAACAGAGAACGAAAGAGTAGCTATTGCTAGAAAGGAAGCACAACTAACAAAGGGCAAAACACATCCTACATTGGGTAGATGCGTAGCAACAATGCCTGCTCGTGAGTTTTTTAGACTTACAAACAAATATGGACACGATCATGTGCATTCCAAAGAATTTTTAAAATACTATCAGAAAAAGTTTTCTGACCTATCCCCAAATAAAATATAATGCAGATAAGATCATATACAGAATTAGAAAACTTAATAAAAGCTTTAGCAGGTATATTTTCTTTTACAGATGAAGAAAAAACACAAATAGAAAGTTTTGTAAATAGAAGAGCTTTTGAGGCTTATAATACAAGTCCTGTTTGGCCCCGATATTTGGTTTCTTCTGAAGAAAGGGCAATTACTACGGCAAATCTTATACCTTACGAACAAACAGATCCAGCAAAAGATCCTATTGGAGAATTTATTAGGATTCACAGAAAACAAGCTTTTTTAAATAATTCTACTTTAGAATTTGATTTTTATGTAGATGCAAACGGAGCTAATATATTAAACATATCTAGTGCAACTCCTGAAAAGGCTTTTGTTACTTACAAAAAAAGATTAGATAATTTTAATACAAACTCTACAAATATACCTGAAGAATTTTTTTACTTTATAGCCCATGCAGTTTATGCAGATTTTTTAAGAATGGATGGTCAGCATGGCAAAGCTTTAGCAGAAGAAAAAATTGCTAAAAATTACTTAGATATTGAGTTAGAAAAAATAGACATGAGGTCTAACAATAATTCAATAAATCAAAAATTTTCAACCTATGTCAACCACCAAAGCCGTTGACATTTAACATAGAATACTAATATGCCTAATTCATTTGTAACCAACCTATATCCAAAGCCTACGCAGGGTACAACTATGGAGAAAATTGTTCTTGATAGTAGCTCAACAGCAGAGGGTAAGACAACTACATATAATTCTTTAACTAAGTACATTGCTCTTGATGTTCAGGATGCAGATGCTTTTGTTCGCTTTGACGGCACAAATGCTAGTCAATCAGGAACAACAGGTCACAGATTATATGCAGGTCGCTCTTATACTTTCAGTAAAACGGCTATGGAAGTGGCTAGTTTTATCAGAGCAGGTTCAACTACATCTAATTTGTACTTAACTGAGTTTACTGACTAATTATGTCTTCAGAACATCTAGCATCTGCCCAAACGGAGTTAAAGGGCGATCTTGGTGCGTCCTGGAATATCTTGGACGGTGCTTCTGCTAACTATACTGATCTAGGAGTAGCTCGTAGATTTGGTGATTCTGCAGCCGCCTACTCATTGCGAGATATTGGTGCAATGAATGGCTCTGTTGTCAGAGTTCGTAGAGAACCAAATGATACTACAGCTGGAATAGATGATGAAGAAAGATTTTCGGCTAATCAAGTACAAAGTGGTGTATTAGAAGATTGGGTAAACGGCAAACTAGAGACTACGCTACCAGCAGATGTAGACACAGCCGCAGCTGCTTATAGTCTTCGTAAGGTAAAAGCTAGTTATGCAAATAATGCAGTTCGTATTCGTAGAAGCTCAGATGATATTGAGGTAAATGTAGCTTTTGATTCAGATGATAAGGTAAGTGCAAGCTCTCCTATTACAGATGGTGGAACAGAGTTGACACCAGACCCAGATGCAGATTTAGGAAGCACAACTGCTACTACCCTTGGAGATTTTTTAACTGAAGATATTAATATATTTACTGATTCAAGCAGTCAATCTTGGGCAAACATTCGCTCAACAGATAGTTTTGAAACAAGTACAGCTCTAGGTGGCGAAGTAAATTACAGAAAATTTACACCTAATAGTGGAACTGGAACTTCTGCTTTATTTGGTATAACTTCATTCTTTGATGTTTCTGCATCAAGCACATATACAATAAGTGGTCAAGTATATGTTCCTAGTGGACAGACTACTGTCAATGCATTTAAAATTGTAAATGGCACTTCTGGTTCTTCACCTTCCTTGAGTGGTGCAACTAACACAGTACCAGCTACCGACCAATGGGTAGATTTTTCTTTCACTAGTGCAATACCGACTGCTACACAACTTTATATCAATGCTGCAAAAGACCAAAATGCTTTCTTTTCACCCAATGGAAGTGACTTCATTGCATTCAAGGACATAACGGTAACTGCAACAGATAGTGGAGCTACTGTCCACACTTGGTACGACCAAGCTGGGTCAAACGATGCAGTTCAAGCGACTGCTGGTAGTCAACCAAAAATTGCAGAGAATGGGGCATTACTTGATGGCATTAAATTTAATGCAGATGTAAGTGGAAGTAGTCCAGACTTTTTAGAAACAGACTCTAAGCTAGGAGATTCTACAGATTTTTTTGTAACTATAGTTATTGGTGAAGCTCAAGGACAAGATGCATTTGGTGGCATTATAACATCAAGGAGTGCGGCTGATGAAGGTTTTGCTTTTGGGTTAAATGCCTCTGAAAAAGCACAAGCATTTATTTATTCCTCTGGAGGTAATACAAATGATACTTCAGATGAAGTTGTTGGTACTCCTAAAAGATTACTTACTTTAGATAAAGATAGTACAACCATAAATGCAAGTGTTAATTCTTCCCCTGCATTTAATTTTACTAGCAATACTATGGGTTCTGTTACTCAAGATAAGAGTTTCATAGGAGTTGGTGGCAGAACCGATACCACACCAACTACATTAGGATTAAGGGCTAATTTAAATGAGTTAATATTTTACAACTCAGACCAAGCTAATAATAGATTTTTAATTGAGTCTAATATTAATAATCATTATAATCTATATAATGATGAAAACGAGTGGGACGATGCTACAAATACTGAATGGCAAAATAATGTACAAGATGGTACAACAACATTTACGGCAAATGGTAAAGATGGATTTACTATAACTGCCGATGGAGATAATATATGTAGCTTTAAATATAGATTTACATCTCCATCAACTGCTACTAATGACTACTACAAAGTTAGTTTTTTTGTAGATGATCCAAATGGATTATTTGATGATGCTCAACTAAGGTCTACTGCAACTGGTTCTGGTGCTACTGCACAAACGATAACAAATGGATTTAATTCATTATCATTAAGAACTGGAGCTAGTTTTGAATTTATGACTATTAATTTAGATGGTAATGGTTCTACTAAAACAGCTACATTATCTAATTTTAAAATATCTCGCATAGCTCGTGATGGTTTCATAGAAACTTGGTACGACCAAAGTAGTAGTGGTAATAATGCTACACAGACAACAGCTAGTCAACAACCAAAAATTGTAGACAATGGAGGTATTGTTAAAAATGTTAAAGGCTTTCCATCAGTAAAATTTGAATCAGCTAACTTAACAGAATTAGATATTGGTTTATTAATTAGCAACCTTAATTCAGTAAGTGCATATGTAGTAACTCAAAAAGATTCTGGAGATACCAATAGAGTAGCTGGATTTACACAAGGTGTATCTAGCGATAACTCAAGATTTTATTTTCCTTTTTATAGTGGAGGCACTACTCCAAATCTTGGGTATAACGATAGTGCAGCAAAAGTAAGTTTTGGAATTACATTAACTGGAACTTGCAATTTGTATTCAGCATTCTCTGGAGACACAAACATAGAAGCATTTAAGAATGGTTCTAGTGTAGGAACAACAGCTTTGGTAGATCAAGCAGTTACTGCTACAGATAGTAAAATAGGTCAATTATCTAATGGATTTAGGTTTGATGGAGTTATATCTGAAATATTTTTAACAACCCAAAAACTGCAAAGTGATGCAGATACAATAAATACAGAGGTAAAAAGTTATTACAATTTATAATTATGAGCGAAGAAACAGAGGAAATTACAATTAATTACTTAGTATACGAAACACTAGATGATGCTATTGAAAAAGCAGACGCAGAAGGTGCTAGACGAGGTTATGCTTATCATAGGATAGGCACTGGTACTCGTTATGCTACTTACCCACAATTAACTGCCAATGGAAAGTATGCACTTATGGTAAATGGATACGAACTAACAGAGGATGAGGAGTCAGCAATCACAACAACTGTTACATTCCCTACAGAAGAAGAATAACATGGAAGCACTTATTAGTCACCTTAAAATTTGGGGCATAGTAGGAGTAACTCAGTTTACTGTAGCTATGGATGATTTTGGAACAGAAGCACAAATTATAATGCATTTGTCAGCAGCAGTAGCATCATTGTCTATTGCCTGGTGGCATATATTTAGAAGGGGAGACAAATGACAACAGAACTATTAGCAATGCTCGGAGGAGGATTTTCCGGGTTTGTATTTAAGCTTATTGGTACAATGGTGCAAAATCAAGCAGCTATTACCGAAGGACTTATCAAAAAACAAAAAGCATCAGACGAAAGTGCAGATGCTGCAGCAGCTAGGGTAGATGCCTTTGGTGCTTGGACAAGACGAATTATTGTACTTACTGTACTGTTTGGAGTAATTATTGCACCATTTATCTTAGCTCATAGCGAAGAAGGTGTAACAGTAGCAAGTGAATACAGTAAGTGGTGGGGATTAGCTTCAGGAACAACTTATCAAACATTGCACGGATATATTATTCTTCCTGAGATCAAAACTGCAGTAATTAGTATAATTAGTTTTTACTTTGGATCAGCCGCAGTAAGTAAATAATATGAATTGCAAAAATTGTAAATGGATAAAAAGACTGCCAAAATTAAACTCAAAGAACTGCGTGATTCTTTGTCCGAAGTCTTGGACGGAAAGAGTTATGAAAGTGCTGATGAGATTAAAGAACAGTCTCAAGAAGCTATACAACAGGCTAGGTCGGCTAGTAAGCAACTTAAAAAGTCGCTTATTGAAAAAATAAAAGACTTACCTGTTATACAAAAAGTAAGCGAACTAGGTACTGCTGGAAGTGTTGCTGTAAGTACAGCCGCAGTTGCTCAGACAACGGTTGCGATAGATCAAACAGAAGTCTTCGTGGCAAATATCGCAAACGATGTTGTGGAAGAGCGTTTTGAAGTTCCAGGGTTCATCGACACTTTTATTGATTTCCACGAGCTTAATGATTGGGGTCAAGTTGTACTTATAGAAAAGGTTTCCGAGGCACAGGCTTTTGTTGAGTCGGCTTCCGAACAACTACAGACCTCCACTCAATCCTCTGATCCACAGGATTCCAAACCTGTACCTTCTGCTTCTTCACATAATTCTTCCTCCGAAAAATCTTCTCAAAGCGATCAGCCTTCCAATACTGATAAATCACAAGAGTCACAAAAAACAGAGCAAGAATCAAAAGGAGAAAATTCATCTAAAAATAACGGTTCACAAGAAGATAACAAAGGTAAGCAAGAGCAAGCCCAAGAACAAAAAACTGAAGGTAAGACAGAATCTCAAGAAGGCGAATCATCATCGCAGTCTGACACAAATTCAGAACCTGTCAAGTCTAGTATTCCCAAAGTTGAAACACCTTTTATGCCAATGAATGATGACATTAAACCACATTCAAGCATAAGACAAGTATCCCCTGTATCATGATAGAATATATATTCACAAACTACAAAGACGATTTATTAGCAATGTCATTTGCTTATATTGGTATAATATCAATTATTATGATGTTTTTGCCTAAAGACAATTTCATCAAAAAAATATTTAAAGAATTTGCATCAATATTTACATCCTTTTTCAAAAAATGAGTCACGAAGCACAAACACGCCCTTTACTGATAACAGAGCCTGAATACGATTGGGACGACAGTATAACATCAACAGTAACAAACTTAAACTATTTCTTTGTTCCATCTTTACCTGAATGGGCATATAGTGAATACGATGGATTAATATATGAAGGAGTCACATATGAGTGGGCTGAAGTAGATTATAGACTTTCGGTAGATTATAGTGGAGTTCCTGAACCTTCATTTGTTGGTTTATTTATGGGATTTTGCTTATTAGCTTTAACATTAATTAAAAGAAAATAATATGCCAGAAACAAGTAAACCAAGTATATCAGCATCTTTAGTTCCGGTTGGAAGATTAGTTAAAGTAGCTAAACCTTTTGTGCGTAAATTAATTAAAGGATACAAAAGTGAAAAACATTTTATAGATACTGTAGCTAAATCTACTGCAGGAGCAGGAGGAGTAGCTACTGTTACTAATAAGCTAACAAAACAACCAAACGATAAAAAACGAAAGGATAAATAATTATGGCACACGCAGGTAAAGGAAGTTGTGGGGAAAAAAAAGGTGGCAAGAAAACAAGTCGTACAGTAATGCGAGGTAAAATAAAATACTAATGTCTAGGTTAATGTCAGTTGTAGTATTTGGTAAGCCAAAAGGGGCCTGTTGCCCTGCTTGTGCTGCTGAACAAGAAGCAAAGCAAATAGCAAGAAAAACAAGTTATGGCAAAAGGAAAAAAGTCTAACAAAATATGTCCTGCAGGTATAGCATGGGCTAGAAGAACTTTTGATAAGTATCCATCAGCATACGCTAATATGGCTGCTTCAAAATACTGTAAAGACCCTAATTACGCAAAGGGTGCAAAGGGTAAACGCAAAAAGAAAAAATAATTTATTATGGCATTTTTAGAAAAAAGTAGAAGAGAACAAATTCAAGATGCAATCAAAGGCAACCAAGAGTTGACTCGAAAAGCAAATGATATGATTAAGCATAATTCTGTTGATAAGGAGTTTCAGAGATTTCTAATTAAGGATCAAAAAAGACTTGATGAAGAAATTAGAACACTTAGAAAAATGCTTAAAGAAACTGAGTAATGGGCGAGTTAGCAAAATGGAGAAGGCAAAATTGGGTAAGGATTGGTACAGATGGATCAATTAAAGGACCTTGTGGCACATCTAAAAACAAGAAGAATCCGGACAGATGCCTTCCATTGGCTAAAGCTAGAAGTCTATCCAAGGCTGAAAGAGCGTCAACTGCTAAGAAAAAGAAAAGAGCAGGATCAAAAGGAAAACAATTTGTATCAAATACGCCAAAAGCAAAAGTAAGAACTAAAAAGTAAAATGCCCTCAAAAGCAAATGTTCCTAATTTAATTGATGGAAAAACGCTTACAAATGATAAGGGTGTTCTTAAATTAAAATCAGACTCTATTCAAATAAATGGAGTTAGATGTAAAGTTGGTGCAGGAGTAACTATTGCTGATGGTATTACTAGTCCAATATCAAATAATGATTTACAAAATAATTCTTTTAGTATTAATGGCGAAACTAAGGAATTAGGATCAGATGTTGGAACTTTTGGTGATCACTTAAAAGCATTTTGTTTTACATCTGATGCTCGTGATGGTCGACTTAATGTTGGTGGTCAATATTGGATGAATTGGGAAATAATAAGTGATCCACATAATCTTATAGAAATTGAAAATTCAGCATGGTCTCTTCAGGCTATAAATCCAATTAACAACAGAATAAAAATTAAACAAACTGGTTTGTATTTATTAGAAATAAATTTTATACATCACGAACCATTAACATCAACAGCTTATATACCACTTAATTATGCAGTAACTATAGGTCCAGCTGACGGAACTCCTTCCAATAATTTGAGTTTTATAAATATACCAGCTCAATATGTAAATCATCAACAAGCGTTTTTAACTCAAAGTGAAGGAATTGATCAGGGACAATTAAGAGGTATTAATGGTAATCACGCATACTCGGATTCTTTTAGAAAAGTTAGGCTATATATAGATGTTCAATATACAAATAATGCATATAATATTGATATAGCTAATGGTCTAGCATCAAATAAAGGAAATGTTTTTTCTTTATCTGCATCGCCACAGGCAAATTCATTTTATCGATGGGAAGGTGTAGGATTAATAGAACTAACAAGATTAGGAGATACATAATATGAGTAAAAAAATTCAACAAATACCAAAGGTAACGGATGGAGTATCAATTAAAAATGATAAAGGTGTTCTTAAATTAAATAAAAACTTTGTTAAAATTAATGATACTCATGTAAAGTTAGGAGATTCCATTACTGTAGGAAATGGTTTATCTTTGCCTATATCTAATAGCGATTTAGCAAATAGCTCTATAACAGTTAACGGAAGTGCCCTTAATTTAGGTGACAGCATTACTGTAGCATCTGCTTTACCAAAATGCCATTTATGGACTGCTAGTCAAGGAAGTGGTTTAAAGATGGATGGATGGCAAAAAATATCAGATCCTGATAATTTAGTTACTATTAGTAGTCAAACTAATAGAACAAACAATAAAATAACTATAAATAATACAGGGCTGTATACTATAGATTTAAATTTTACTATATCTCCTCCTAATGTAAATGGAATATATGATACTTTTGTATGTAGTGCAGTTGGCAGTACAAACACAGTTACCTCGTTAACATATAATGGTATACCACTAAATATACCTGGTAATGATTTTTTATTAAGTCCGGATACTGCCTTGGATACCTTTACAAGAGGTGTAAAATTATACATAGATGTTACCGATGTAACCGGCACAAAGCACATAGGTGAAAATGGCAATAATTTTTCTATGTATTTTAACGAAACTGGAAGTAAATACATGGGTCACATAGAAATTACAAGATTAGGAGACACATAATATGGCAGATAAGAAAAAAATGAAATGCAATGTACCTCGCAGAGAAGTCAAGGGAGGTAAGAAATTTGTTGTAAAAGCTTGCCAGGGAGGTAAGGAAAAAATTGTTAGATTTGGTGATGCCAATATGACAATTAAGAAAAACAGACCTGCTCGCAAAAAAAGCTACTGTGCAAGAAGTGGTGGAATAAAAGGCAAATCTAATAAATTATCTGCAAACTATTGGTCAAGAAGAGCTTGGAATTGCTAAATGGCAAGGTATAATACATATACTAAATTCGATGATAAAATCGTAGATGAACTAGATATTGGATTTGTAGGATTCAACAATAGGTTGCGTCCTGATCAATTACCTTCAGGTATACTGTCAGATAGCCAAAATGGTCGTATGGCTAGAAATGGCGAGTGGCAAACAAGAAAAGGTATTGATAATATCAAAGCTCCGTTTACCACAAATGAAACTGCATTTCAGTTGCCGTTTTTTTTAGTTAATGACAGTACAGGATACACAAGCCAAACATTAAGTGGCAGCAGTATTGTTAGTCAAAAATTAAGAATTACATTAGCTCAAGATTTAACATCTACATTAAGCTTAGATATGCTAGGTGTACTTTTTGTTGATTCTGCAAATATAACAGGAATTTCATTAGCATCTGGTAATCATAAAGTTAAGGTAGTAGCTATTAGTGCAAGTGCAATTACTTTTGAGTTGTATGAATTAACATACACAAGTGGTACACCTGGTGGAACAGTAGATTTAGATAGTGCAAAAACAACAGATGATTTAGTTAACGAAATATATGGTTCTTGTCTTTTTGCCGATCCAAATTCTGATACAGATAGTTATATAATGCTAGTGGCAAACTCTAAGGTTATTGCAGTTAAGGTTGATGACCCAAGTGTTACTTATACTTTAGCTTTTCCTGCTACCGAAAGAGTGTCAGAGCCATGCCATGTTATGCAGGCTTTTAATAAATTGTTTATATTTAGAGATGGTGATACACCACTAGAAAGAGACTTGTCTGCAACTAATATAAATACAAGTCCGGCAATGCAAAATGTAGCAAGTGGTACTTATGCACAACCTGTATTAATTCAAGCTCCGGCTTCAGGATTTTCTATAGCAAATAATAAGGCAACTGTTGATTTAGGTAGCAATCAACACGGATATAAAATTGGTGATACAATTCAAGTTATTGATCCAATACATAGTGGTTTAATTGAAGGAGATGAATACATTGTTAGCCGTGTTATTGATGTTAATGAATTTGAGTTCTTTGTAAACTCACCGGATGTAACTGCATCAAGTAGTGTTAGACCTATTTTTTCTAAACTAGTTTCAGAAGGTTTAGGATATTCGCATATGCCTGCTGCTAAATATGGTGTTTACCATCAAAAAAGAATTGCCGTTCCATATAGATATAAAGTAGAAGCATCTAATGACACATATAGTGATAGAAAAATATTTGATGAAATTCTTATTTCTGATATTTTAGATACAGATACATTTGATCAAATATATGCCAACTTTAGATTTAATGCAGGTACATCTGATTTTAATGTTGGTATGCATTCTTTCTCTGATGATAAGTTAATTGTATTTAACAGAAATAGTATACATTTAGTATCTGGATCACAAAATATTGGTGTAGCTTCTGTTCAACTTTTAACAAATGAAGTTGGATTAGTCGCTAGAGATTCAGTTATTCAGGTGGGAAATCAAATTTTATTTTTATCAGATAATGGTATATATGGAGCAAACTTTTTAGATTTGTATAATCTTAGAGGTAATACAACTCCTTTATCCGAAAGCATTCAAAAAACTATAGATAACATTAACAAAGATGCTATGGAAAATGCCAAAGCAGTTTACTTTGATAATAAATATTATTTGGCAGTTCCTTTAAATAAAAGAGATGCCAATGGAAACTTAAAGGTAGCTACAACCAATAATGCTTTATTAATATATAACTTCCTAAACAAAAGTTGGGAATCAGTAGATACAGTTCACGATATAGATTTATCTAAAAATCCAATTACTGACTTTGAGTTTTCTAATATATTAATAGCTGGTAAAGGTAGTGATAGGGGCATATATGTAGTTAATAGTCAGGGTGGTATACACAAGCTAGAAGTGTTTGAAGATGGTATAGATAGAGTTATTACAGATATTGGAGAAACATCTGAAAGTGAAACAAGAGTTCAGGGATCGGCTACAACTAGAATGTTTACTATGAAAAGCATAGATAGGAAAAAGTTTAATAACTTTGAGCTTCATTTACAGTCAGGAGTTGATAATTCATCAGATGTAGCTATATCAGCAACATCTGAAAATATCGATTCAGAACCTGCTCTTGACTTAAAAACTGCAGAATTTCATCTTGGCAATGTAATAGAACCTGACGAAGATGTATCAGTTAGAGGTCGTATAGGAAACAAAAGAGCCTATGGATTACAGGTTACTTTAGATAGTATTTTAGGTAGACCTAGATTTAGGTCATTAAAAATCGGAGCAACTCAAACAAACAACTCGACAAGCTCTGTAGAATAGTATAAATAAATAATGTATTAATATGGCTATATTAAGTAAAGGACAAACATTTGGTGCAAATGAACAAATTACATCAGGAAAGCTGCACGCTTTAGTGGATAGCTCTACATTTGTATCTGGATCAACCGGAACCTGCGAAACAGGTGGTGGATTAAGCATAGCAAGTAGTGGAAGACTGCAGATAGAAGATGGTCAAATTGACTTCGTAAAACTATCTACAGATATACAACTTAATTCAGGGTTATACGGAATAATGAACAAGGTATATCCTGTTGGTTCTGTTTATATATCAACAGTTAATACAAATCCTGATACTTTATTTTTTGGAGGGAATAATGACACTACTTGGGTTGAATATGCTTCAGGTAGAATGCTATTAGGTTTCGGACAAACAACAGATAGCAGAGGTGTTACTAAAAACTTTGCATCTGCAGGTCATGAAGATGGTGCATATGATCACTTGTTAACAGTTAATGAAATGCCTGTTCACGATCACAATATTTTAACTAACACTAATCCTGAAGTTGAATATTTTGGTGGTGCAGAAACAAATATTCGTGAAATAAGAGATGGCAGTAGAGGTTCAGGTGGTGTAAATACAACAGACTCAACAGAAAACAAAGGTGGAGGTCAAATACACAATAATATGCCTCCATTTATAGTAACATTTATGTTTAAAAGAACAGCTTAGTATGAAGAAATTATTGTTAGAATTTTTTAGACCATTAGATACCTTTATATTTTCATGCCTAGTTAAGCTAGGATTTATTAAATGCATTGATCCAGCGACTGCATTTGCAGTAGGTGGCAATATTTTAGGTGGAATCTTTGGATCAAGATCTGCTCGTAAAGCAGCTAGACAAAGACAAAGATCAATACAAGAAGCATTTGGTGCTTTTAGAGATCCAACTGAAATACTAGGGGAAGCCTATGGTCAAAGTGGCATATACGGTGATGATACTATGTTTGGCATACTTGGTGCTGAAAGTAAGTTTATACCTGAATTTCAAAAATTACAAGAACTCAGGGGTTTCGGTGCAGCTGACATTGTTTCTACAATAAGAGATCAAACTAAGTTAGATCAACTAGGTTTCTTAGGTCAAAACAGTCAACAAATTAGAGATGTTTTGGAAGACCCAAGATTAAGAAATATAGCTGACAAAAAAATGGAACTAGCCGAATCTGCATATGATACTGCTATGAGTCCATTAAGTCCTGATGCAGCAAGAGATGCAACTCAAGCCGCTTTAGCAGGATCAGGTGGTAGAGCTGGTGATGCGGCAAGTTTAGCCAATGCAGCAATGAATAGATCGGCTCAAAAGCAAAAACAAAAAAGTTTTGCTTTAGATGCATTTACAAGTGCAGGACAATCAGCACAAGCCGCTGCAGTTGATCCATATCAGTTTCAGTATGGTATGCCTAGTGTAGAGCAACAAATGATGCAAAGTTTCTTAGGTGGTACTTTAGGACCTCAAGTAACTGATCCAGGCTATGCATATAATTTAGGTTCAGCAGCAGACCAAAGAAAAGCAGATATGATTCTCGCTAAAGGTATGGCAGGAGCACAAGGAACTGCGGCAAGTGGACAAATTATAGGAAATGCAATTGCAGGTGCAGCACAAAGTTTTGGAAATATGTTCAAACCAAATACACCTTCATTTGGCAATTTTGGTAGCTTTGGTAATACTAATGTATTAGGTTCATTATCTAATAATAATAATTATGGATTCAGTATAGGAGCTATGAGACAAGGAGGATTTAATGCAGGAGGCTTCGGTGGACAAGGAGGCTTTGGAATGGGAGGATATACTAATTAATTATGCTTAAAGGATCAACACCATTACAACCTGCTTTTCAAAGCTTAGATTTTAGCCCTGCTGAAAGAGCAGGTGCTTTAGAGCAACAAGCTATTGTAGATATGAGCAATAGTATTAATAAAGCAGTAAATACTGTTTTAACTAAAAAACAAGAAAAGGATGATCAGGAAATGCGTATGCAAGCACTTGCTCCAATGTTAGCACAAAGTGGCATGGCAGGAGAGCCTGGTTCTTCTACATTTAATTCAACGCTAAAAGCTTTGTCTAAGGATGCTGATTTAATGGGTCAGTTTAAAAACTTTCAAGCATTCCAAACCAACAGAATAACGGCACAAGCAAATCAAGCGAAAGCAAATGCTGATTTAATTGAAGCTGAAGCAAAGGCTAATGAAGGAGTTGCACCTGTTATAGGCGAAGGATTTGAAAACTCAAAAGAATACTTTATTCCTTTTGATAGATTGTCTGAAGAAGACAAAAAGAATCCTTTGTACGAAAAACAAGGTGGTAGAGTTGTTATAGGAGGTCAGATACAAACATCAGGTGGAGCTTTAAAAGTAAATGGAAAATTAGTTCCTGAAGGATCAGCAGGTTATTATGATGATCAGGGTAACTTTAATGTATTACCTAATGATTCTCAAGTATTTATGCCTGGTAGCGTTAGTGTAAGACAAACAAAAGCACTTGAAGCTGAAGGGGAAATCAAAGAAAACCAAAATTCAATTCGATCTCTTGAAAAATATTTAGATGTTCGTGAAGAAGGTCCTTCAGGACTAGATTTATTGTATAATCAAATAACAGGTAACATTGCAAATTTATTAGGTATGACATTAACTCCTGATCAAATAAATGTAAAAACTGCAAAGGCTTTATTTGAACAACTAAAAGGTCAGAACAGAAAAGCTGTTCTCGGTCCAGGGGTTATGACAGAACAAGATGCAATAAGACTTGAAAAAGCTTTAGGTGACTTTGGAGCAACAAGTAACATAGAAGTTGTTAGAGACGCTATTAAAGAAATACTTCAAGGAAAGTACGCAGCAGAAAAAAGTGCAATTACTAGATATAATTCTTTAAGAAGGTATCCAGGGGTACACGATATATTTAGTATAGATTATATTCCATTGAAAGAATCTACACCTTCATCAACGGACTCTTCAAAAAACGAAAAGGTTGATTATAAATATGATCCAACCACAAAAAGTCTTATTCCAGTAAAATAATGAGTATAGTTATTCAGCTGCCTAATGGAAAAAATGTATCTTTTCCTGATGGTACATCACAGGAACAAATTGAAGATGCCTTATCTAAATCAGGCATTAATTCAATGTATTCTAATGAACAAAAGATTGATGCAATGCAAAGAATTGCAACTGCAGATTTTTCAGGTATTCAGGTAGATGAAAGTATTCCTGAATTTTTGGAAAATGTAAGACCATCTGATATAGGACCTTATCCTACATATGGGGCGACTCCACCTTCATTGAGAAAAAATCCTGAATATTCATTAGAAAAAACAAGGCTTCAGGAGGAACAAGTTCTCAATGATTTCAGTATTGTTACAGGGTTACCCAAAAAAGACATTGATTTAACTTCAGGGTTAGGTCCCGGCATAAGATCAAGGCTATCTTTAGATAAAGACCCTGATGATAAATTAGCTATACTAAAAGCAAAATACGGAGATAAAAATGCTATTCAGTTTCCTTATGAAAATAAAATTGGATACGCAGTTAGAGAAAATGGAAAATTTATATTAGTTGATGAAAGAGGTGCTAGTTTTAATGATATATTTGATGGAACTAGAGATATAGCAGTTACATCACTTGAATTAATAGCACCATTTTTAGGTTTAAAGAGAAAAGCTAAAATAATAGAAAAAACTGTAGAAGCAGGTGTAGATGCAGTAAAAGCAGCAAAAACTGCAAAGACAGTAGATGAAGCAGTTGATGCTGGAACTGTATTACAGTTTGTTATGCCAAAGACTGTTTTTAGTGCATCTGCTAAAGCAGGTGGTGCTAGGGCAACAGGAGAGTTTGGTGCAGAGATTGTAGAGGATTTAATGAATCTAGGCGTAGAAGGCACTACTGAAGATATACAGGTATTAAAACCAATAATAGATGGTGCAGTTACATTTGGTACTGATATGGCACTTGGTAAGGGTTTTGAGTTATTTGCTAAAGTTAGCAGAGATCCGTCAAGAACAGGTGCTGATGTTGAGTTTGACGAGTTAGGAAGATCAATCAGAGAGCTATCTGAAAAATATGGAATAGACATACCTCAAACATTTGGTATGACTAAAACAAGAGCCTTCTCAGAGGCAGAGGTAAAGCTTGCTAATAAGGGAGATAAATACTTCCAAGAAAAAAGAGAGTTAACAAGAAATGCACTTTATCAAATAGAAGAAGCTATTAAAACCGGAAATGTTAAACAATTTAAGGAAATTGCTGATGAATGGAGATCAGGCTATGAAGCAATGCTTAAAAAAGCTTCAAAAGATGTTTCGGAACAAAATACATTTTTACAACGATCATTTGATGAATACACGGAAAATGTATTAGATAATCTTTCTTTCTATAATCAAACATTAGAAACATCATCTAATAACATTAGAAATATATTCCAAGATATTACTACTTCAGTTGATTCAAATGTAGATTTATTGTACGATACTGCTAAACAATTCAACGCAAGTGTTCCTGAAGCTACATATCTTGAGTTAGCTGAAACATTACTTGCATCAATGCCTAATGTTCCCAAGTCACAACAAGGGAAAATATTAGCTTCATTTTTGCCTCCTAACGCTAGAAAAATTTTAAACCAATCAGGGCAACTAAAAGGTCAAATACCTACAATGGAACAAGTTGGGTTAATTGATTTTGACGGAAACCAAATACAATATCTTTTAGACTTTGACGACAAGCTAGGTCAAGCAATGCCTACATTGGATTGGAATCAACTTATTGAAATGCGTAAAACGCTAGGCTCTATGTATTCAACTGCAAGTAAAAATAACATAGATAAGAAAACAATAGCTGATGCTATCAAGGGTATAGATGACTTAATGCTAACAAAGTCAGAGCAAGCAGGTGGTGGAGCATTTGAAGCATTACAAGCTGCCAATAGTTTCTTTAGATCGAATAAAGTTCCATTGTTGGAAAACAAACAATTAAATACAATATTGAAGTTAACTCCTGATGGAGAGCATTATGCAAATGATGTAATCCCTGTAATTGATGCCGTGTTTAAAAAGAGCAACACATCAAGGTTTACGGACTTAGATAAACTTGCAAAACTATCAGGTGACCCTGAATTATTCAACCAAAGAGTAAAAGAATATATATCTTCTAGGATAAGAGGTAACTTTACTAGACAGGGTGGAGGCATAAGCTTCCAGGGGTTATCAAATGTAATGAATGATACTGCATTAATGCAAAAGTATTTTAGCAAAGAGGTAGTAAAGGATTTAGATTACCTAAATAAAAATTACAATAAAATGGTGAACTCTTTAGGTAAAACAAATCCTGATGCACTTGTAATAGACGAAGCCCTATTTGACGATTTCTTATCTGTAACAGATCCTAAGGTTAGGTTAGAGCTTAGAAATAAAA